CCCCGTTCAGCCGCGAACCGGTTGCCGTGTACGTCGGCGGGTGCAGGGTCATGGTGCCGTGGCACCCGGCCGCCGTCTGGATGCAGAACCTCCCTTACATCCACAGCGTGGCCTCCCGCCTGGCAGCCGAAGCGGACCGGGAACGGCTCGTCGACGAGGTGATGCGGATGCATGGGGCCGCGGCGGCCCTGCGCGCTGAGTCGCTGCGGCTGCTGGAGCACGCCACAGACCGGCGATGGTGGGCCGCCGGCCGTCTGATGTCTACGTCGGCCTCACCGGATGTCCTGGGCCGGCTCACGCTGGCCGGTGTCGATCCGTGGACCCGTTCGATCGGAGAGTGGTGCGCGGCCACGTACGCCTTGTGCGTCAAGGGCCAGGACGAGAAAGGGCGCTTGAAGTTCGACTTCCAACTGTCGGTGCCCCCTGCCGGGTACGAGGACGAGTGGGATGATGAGGGTGACGACCCGGCGGCCATTCAGGACGCCATCGCGAAGATGATGGGGTGAGCCGTGGCATCCGAGGCTGAAGTCGATCTGGTCATTTCGGCCGCCGGTGCGCTGCCACAGTTGGAGCGGGATCTCCAGGAGATCATCACCGCGGCCGAGAACACGGCGGACCCCGTCGAGATTCAGGCTGCGATCGACCGCCGTGACGCGACCGATGACCTCATCCGGGACCTGGAGGCCGCGATCGCCGCGGTTGAGGCCCAGCATCCCGGGGTTGACGTGCAGGCCGAGCTCGACGTGGCCGAGACGCTGCGCAACCTCAATGACGAACTCGATCTGGTCATCACGATCGCCGAGCAGCGCGCCGAGCAGATTCAGATCGACGCGGCCCTCGACGCGAACATCGCGCAGCTCGACGCCGAGCTTGCAGCCCTGGTGAACGAGCTCGAGGCGTCCGCTCCCGAGGTGGACATCGAGGTGGACGTCGACCGCGACGGCCGGGCAGGGCGCAGCATTGCGGCCATCGGCCGGGGGCTGTCCGGCCTCGCGGGCCCGCTCGGGGGCGCGGCCGCGAATATCGGGAAGATCGGCCTGGCAGCCGGGTCGGCGGCCCCGCTCCTCGCGGGGGTTGTGGCCGCGCTCCAGCAGATCGCCCCGGCGGCCGCACTCGGCACGTCGGCGATCATCTCTCTCCAGCTTGCCGCGAACACGTTCAAGCTAGCCATGATCGGTGTCGAGGACGCGGTCAAGGTGGCGTTCGACCCCGGGGCCAAGGGCAAAGAGCTCCAGGAGGCCCTGGAGAAACTGTCCCCGTCCGCGCGCGCGTTCGTACTGGAGCTGCGGGACATGCGCGGCCAGTTCAAGGAGATCCAGCAGACCGTCCAGGAGAATTTCTTCCAGGGCTTTGACAAGGCCCTCCAGAACCTCTCCAAGAGCGCGATCCCGGTCCTGGGCAACGGCTTGAAGACGACCGCGAGGACGCTGAACGAGATGGCGCTCGGGGCCGCCAACGCGGCCGACAAGCTTGCCAAGGACGGAGTCCTGGGCAGGGCTATCTCAGGCGCCAACATCGGTCTGGACAACCTGAAAAAGATCCCTGGTCAGGCTCTCACCGCGTTCACGCAACTGGGTGCAGCAGCAGCGCCCGCGTTCGACCGCGTCACGGCATCGGTTGAGACGCTGGCCTCGCGTGTCTCGGAGCAGTTGACGCAAGCGTTCGAGGATGGCCGGCTGGAGGGTGCCATCGATCGGGCAGTCGATGCGATCGCGCAGCTCGGCCGGATCTTCGGAAACGTCTTCAAGGGCGTCGGCAACATCATCAAGGGCTTCACAGTCCAGGGCGAGGGCCTGTTCGGCACGCTGGAAAAGATCACGAAGGCGTTCGCGGATGTCACCGCGACCAAGGGATTCCAGGACGCCCTGAGGGCCCTGTCACAGACCGTGAGCGTCATCGTCTCGACGGCCCTGCCGATCCTGTCGACGGCACTCCAGGCACTCGGCCCGATTTTCCAGGCCCTGGCCCCGCCGATCCAGTCCCTGGTCAAGACCCTCGGCCCGGTACTCACGAAGGTGATCGAGGCCCTGGGCCCAGTCCTGGTTGTCGCCGCACAGGCGATCGGGACGTTCATCGAGGCGATCAACCCGCTCATCACGCTCGCAGGGACGCTCATCTCCGCGATCCTGCCCGTGCTGAACCCGCTGTTCAAGGCCCTGTCGGACATCTTCGTGGCGATGACCCCGTTCATCAAACAACTCGCCGACAACATCGCGGCGCAGCTCCTGCCGATCTTCACTGTCCTGGCCACCGAGGTCCTGCCGCAGCTCCTCGCCCCGCTGGTGAAACTGGCGCAGGAGATCTTCCCGGTCCTGACGGAGGTGATGGCCGCGATCGGGCCGCAGCTCGGCGAACTTGCGATCGCATTCGGACAGCTCCTCGTTGCCCTGGTCCCGCTCATCGCCGGGCTCCTCGAGCTCATCATCAAGATCGGGCAGGAGTTGAAGCCGCTCCTTGGCCCGCTGACCAAGGGGTTCATCGCCCTGGTCACGGACGGCATCCAGTTCCTGACGGGGTTCATCACCCGGATCGTGATCCCGCTCCTGAACGCGCTCGTCACGTTCCTGCGGGGCGACACCGCAGGCGCCTTGAAAATCGTCAAGGAGGTGGCGCGCGACGTCGGCGAGTCCGTGGCCCAGTACGTCAGGGACATGAAGGACAACGTCGTCGAGGCCGCGCGTGAGATGGGCGAGTCCGTCATCCGCTACTTCGCGGGTCTCGGCCAGTCGCTCTACAACGCTGGACGGGACTTCGTCCAGGGGTTCATCAACGGCATCCGGGACATGGCCGGCTCGGTCATCGCGCAGGCGCGCAGCATCGCCGAGGACGTCGTGAGTGTGGTCAAGGGAGTCCTGGACATCGGGTCCCCGTCCAAGGTCATGGCCGGGGTCGGCGAGGACACGATGCAGGGGTTCATCAACGGCCTCGCCGACAAGGTCCCCGAACTCGCCTCAACCATGCAGGACATCGCGGGCATGGCCCCCTCGTTCGCACTCCCGAACGGCCAGTCGCTGCGGCTCCCGCAGTACAGTGCACAGGCACCGACCGTTCAGGTCTACCTCGGTAACCAGTTGATCGACAACCACATCGACACGAGGATCACCGTGTCCAACCTCGCCCGGGACCGGGTAGCCATGCAGGGGGTTCGCCGATGAGCGACGACGGCATCGTTTACCTGACGGTCGACTTCACCGCGGCGGCCGGCACGCAGACCACGGCCACGATCGAGCGCGGCACGTCCGCGGCTGGACCGTGGACACTTCTGGATACCGTCGAGCTGCTCGGCCAGGTCGGGGTCTACAACGACACCACGGCCCCGCTGGATACGCCGCTCTGGTACCGCTGGACCGGCTCCCCGAACAGCCCCGTCCAGATCCAGGGCCCGTTCACCGAGGTGAGTGTCGGCACCGTGCTCCTCAAGGACCCGTTGCGCCCGTGGGCCAACGTCGAGGCCATGTTCTGCTCCTCGCAGCAACAGGTGCTCGAAGCGTCCTGCGGCACCACGGGACCTGAGATCATCTGGGCCGGTCTCGACAACAAGGTGTACCAGGCGGACGCGAACCTGTTCGACGTGTACAACGCGCGCGTGCCCGCGGACGTGTACGGGACCCGCAAGCGGCTCGACTCCGGCATGCGGGTCCTCACGCGGACCCTGGCGGCCAAGGACGCCGTCGAGGCGCTGTTCGCCGGCGGGGGGCCGCTCCAGCTCCAGTTGCCGGACGAGTACGGTCTCCCGGACATGATCGTGCAGCCCGGTGATCTCACCGAGGCGTACATCTGGGACGATCAGCGGCGGCCGATCCGGCTGTGGTCCGCGCCGTTCACCACGGTGGACCGGCCGCTGGGCCCGCAACAGGGCACCGAGTTCGGGAATTGGTGTGCAGTCGCGGAGGCGTTCGACACGTTCGCCGACCTCACCGCGTCCGGCGCGACGTGGGCGCAGATCGCCTCGGGTGAAGCTGTGGGTGGCGAGCCGGTGCTCGACGGTTACGGTGAAGGTGGCTACGGCGAGGGCCCGTACGGAGACTAGGAGACACGATGGGAATCACACTCCCCACCCATGGACAGACGCTGTGGGACAACCCGCTGAACCTGGCGCTGCGGCACCTGATGAGTGCGTCGATGGTGCCCAACGACCACGGGTTCATCAACTGGAGTCAGGATCCGGCGCTGTGCGCTGCTTCGGCCAACCCGACCTCGGGAACCGTGCGCATGGTGAAGCTCCCGCCGCTCCCCGAGACGTACACCATCACGAACGTGGCGACGTACGTATCGGCCGCCGGCGTCGCCCTCACCGCGAACCAGTGCTTCGTCGGTCTGTACGACTCGGCCGGCACGCGGGTGGCCGTGTCGCTGGACCAGTCTGCGAACTGGACAACGACCGGGCTCAAGATCATCCCCCTCGTCGCACCGTACGTCGTCGCCGCGAACACCGCAGTGTGGATGGCGACGCTGTACAACGGCACGTCTCTCTCGTTCGCGGTCTCTTCGAACGTCGGTGTGCAGGCGGACCTCGTGAACGCCAACCTGGCGGCGGCCGTCGCCCGGTACACGCTGGGGCCGGCCGCGCAGACGTCACTCCCGGCATCCGTCACCATGGGAGCCCGGACGAACTCCTCCGGCGTCGTCTGGAACGCGGTGTCCTGATGCTCTCCTCCAGCACCCTCTACAAACAGGCGATCCATGCGCCTCACCGGCTGGCGTTCAAGGTGGACCTGTACGCCGGCCCCGACGGAGCGGTGCTGGAGAACGATGTCCCCATCTTCGGCGGATCCGTCTCGGCAAACCTGGCCCAGCGGGTCACCCGCTCCGGTTCGTTCAGCGTCGGGCCCGAATTCTGGCCGTCGTCGGCGACCTCCGCCCTGACGCCCTACCAGACGGTAGCCAAGGTGTTCGCCGGGATCACGTACGGAGACGGCTCCCAGGAGCTGTTCCCGGTCATTACGGGCCGCGTAGGGTCACTCACGCGCACCGACAACGGAGACGTGGCCGCGCGCGTAGACGATCTGGCGGCCGATGTGATCGGGCTGCGGTTCCAGGAGCCGCGGAACTCGGACAACGTAACCGTGGTGAACCAGGCCCAGCGGCTCATCACGGATGTCCTCCCGGGCGCCGCGTTCGGTCCGCACGACGTCGTCGACGCGGCCACCCCGAAGCTGACGTGGGACGAGGACCGGGGGAAGGCCCTGGACGATCTGATGGACGCGCTCGGGGCCCGCTGGTACGCACTCGGCGACGGCACGTTCGTGTTCCGCCAGTACCCGTACGACGTCGGCACCGTGGTCCAGACGATCACGGACGGGCCGCAGGGGCTCCTCGTCAACGGAGCGCCGTCGATCACCCGCGACGGTGCCGCGAACTCGGTGACCGTGGTCGTCGAGCGGTTCGACGGCGGGACTCCGTTCCGGGTCACGGCCACCGACAACGCACCGACGTCGCCGACCCGCTTCGGCGGTCCGTTCGGCCGGGTGTCTGAGATCGTCAAGGTGCAGACCCCGCTGACACAGGGGCAGGCCACGACGTACGCGCGCGGGCTGCTGAACGCGGCCACGGCTCTGTCGTCACGCTGGCAGGTGGCCATGACTCCCGACTACACCCTCGAGCCGGGCGACACCGTCCAGCTCGAGTCCCGGGGTGTGCTGGGGACTCAGCTCATCGACACGATCACGTACCCGCTGGAGCCTGGCACGATGGCACTGGGCACGCGCGCGTACATGCGTGCGCAGGCGACTCTGACCTGAGGAGGGACGATGGATACGACGGACTGCCTCGGGTTGCCGTTCCCCGAATGTGACCCGCCCGTTACCAAGGATGCATCGGACATCGCACAGTTCCGCGACCTGGCGATCGCCACGGACACCGCGGTGCAGACCCTGGCGAACAACATCACCGAGTTCATCACCGACCCGGACGCGGTGAACATGCTCGGCGGCATCACCACGGCAGGGCAGGTCATCGACCACCTGTACGGGGGCGGTGCACTGTTCGACAACTCGAACATGGCGGACAACGTCGCCGACGTGATCCGCATCCAGCGTGACGGCTGGTACCTGATCGGGGGCACCGTCACCGCACAGCCCCCGGCGCCCACGATCCTCGCGCTGCGCGTGCAGTGCCTGAAAAACGGGGACCCGCTCGGCGCCCGCCAGGGCAACGGGTTCTCCGTCAACGGCGCTGTGGCCGCCGACTACGTCTCCTGGGTCGACGTCCAGTTCCTCCAAGCCGGCGACGCCCTCACGCTCCGCACCCAGCACACCGTCTCTGCCGCGACCAGCATCACCTACAACATCCGTGGATGGGCCCTGAGGATTCTGACGAATGTCTAGCCCCACACCGCTGCCCACCGACGGCAGATTCACCGAGTCCCGGATCGGGACCGTGGTCGTGGCCACCCCGAACTCCATGTTCGTCAACGTCGGCGGTACGACCATGGAGGTAGCGTTCGACGTCCCGTTCACCGGGGCCGCGATCGTCCCGCCCAACCCGGGCACCGTGGTCCACCTCGTCCGCCAGGATGCGTCCTGGATCGCGGTAGGCCGTGTGGTGGGCGCCGGGTCCAACTCGATCCTGAACCCCTCCTTTGAGGACACGATCGCGGGCACGTTCCCGGCGCCGTGGACGGGCTACGACGTCTCGGGTGTGTCCTCCGCCATCGTCACCGACGTGGCCGCGGCCCCGGACGGGGACCTGGCGGTGCGCATCTACTCCGGGCAGGCCTCCGTCCACCTGCTCTACTCCAACCCCATCGCGGTGACCTCCGGGGACATCTGGTCCCTGTCTGCGTTCGTCGGCGGAGACTACGCCGGCGGGGCCGCGACCGCGGACGCTGCGATCGTCGCCCTGTGGTTCGCGAACACCACGAACCTGTACCCGACGACGTCATCCGCGGACATCGTCGTGGCGACGTCGGTGGACGTCCCCCAGTACCCGCCGTTTCGGTCTGTCTCCGGCACGGTGACGGCGCCGGTGACCGGGTTCATGCGCGTGGCCCTGCGCTCTACTCTCGGGGCCGGCCAGGCGCTCGTCTGGGACCAAGCGATTGCGAGGAAGGCCTGATGCCGCAGAACACCCCGCGCGGGTACACCTACCCGCTGTACACGGACCCGGCGAACTTCCCGGCTCAGATCCAGGACTTCGCGACCGACGTGGACACCGACGTGCAGGCGCAGGTAGCCCGCATCAACACGGCTTTCGCAGCGCCATCGGTGCGTGTCTCGGCGACCGCGAACCAGTCCATCCCGAACGCGACGCTCACCGCGGTGACGTTCGCGACGGAGGACTACGACAACGCAGCGATGGGGAACCTCGGGGTCAACAACGACCGGATCACGTTCACCTCGACAGGGATCTACCTGGTTCAGGGATGGGTGCGGTTCGCATCTCTGAACGCCAACGGCCGGTACCTCGAGCTGGAGCTTGCCGGAACCGCGGTCGCCCGCGAGAACCGGGCCTCCGGGTCCGATCAGATCGAGCTCACGATCAGCTACCTGCATCAGGTCTCCGTGGTGTCGACGATCGCGCGTCTGCGCGTTGTCCAGGACTCCGGCGGTGCCCTGAACATCAACAACCGCGCCCTGACTGCTACCAAGGTGGCGACCTGATGCCCGCGTTCACTCCCAACCGCGCGTACCCGTACAGCCTGCCGACGGACCCGGCCGACGTCCCGGGTGCGCTGGAGGCACTGGCCGAAGCGATCGACGACGACGTCTGCGCGCTCATCGCGAGCGTGACCGGGCGTCCCACGTCCAGGTTCCGGGGGACCGGGACGTTCGACTCGTTCACGACGTCGCTCGGTTCGACCGCGGCTACGGTGCGGGTGCCGTTCGACACGACCGACTTCAACACCGTGCCGGCCACACTCCAGTCCCAGGAGGCTGGCAACCGGCTCATCCGCCCGGACGTCCCGGGCCTCTACGCCGTCGTGGGGACGCTGAACGTACCAGTCATGACCCTGTCGACCACCGTGAACATCATGAACCTGGAGATCCGGCGCTGCGACGCGTCACTGCCCACGAATACGGGGACACTCCTGGCAGGCTCGACGTTCGCATTTCCGGTGAACTCGTTCGATGAGAACGTCCGCAACATGACGGTGGGCACAGCCGCATTCATGAACGGGACGACGGACGCATTCAGTCTGGAGTTCTTCGCCGATACGACGCCGGACGTGGCGTCGTACACAGTCGCGGAGCGGTCGCTGACCATGCTCCGCATGACCCAGTCCTAGGAGTGGTTATGGAGTTCGCCAAGAGACTCGCGTTCAAGGTGATCGGCGTGTTCCTCGCCGGTCTGCTTGCCATGATGGCGGCGGCCCGGCCGTTCGACGTCCTCACGTTCAATTGGGCCGCGTCCCTGGTCGTCGCCGGGTCTGCCGCGGTCCTGGCGCTCGTCGAGGGCCTCGCCGGCCGGTTCACCGGGGACCCGGAACAGCCGACCGTCACGCGCTGAACACCGCGAAGCCCCCTACCGGGGAGAGGTCCGGTAGGGGGCTTCGCTTCGTCACCCCGGGGCCGCGTCTGTAGCTGTGGACCGCGGTGGCCGGGGGAGCTCTAGAACGGAGCGTCGGCCGTCTTGTTGAACGGGTTGACCGGCTGAGCCGGGACGGTCGGAGCGCTGCCACCGAGCTGGATCCTGGCGAGTTCCACGGCCGCGGCCGCCTTTTCCTCCGGAGAGACGGCCTCGATGGTCCACGGGTTTCCCTCACCCGCCGGCGTACCGGGCTTCAAGGTCTCGATGCGGCACAGCACACCGGAGCGGAGGGTCTTGCCGTCCGGGGACTGGAGGCCTTCCGCGATCTGGTCCTGGTTGAACCAGACACCCCGGAACACGGGCCCGTCGAGGAACACCCCGGTGGGAACGCGCTGCGAGTAGACCTGGACCGGGCCCTGGCCATCGAGGATGGTCACGTTGGCGGTGACCTTGTCGCCGCGCGCGCCGTCCGGCCGCGACTTCTGCTTCGGGACGTCGCGCTCAACCTTGGTCGGCTGGACGTAGATGAGCCGGCCCCGGAAGCTGTCGGCGGAGGCGTGCTTGGACTGGCGGGGGGTCGGGTCCTCGAAGGGGTCGAACGTCATGGTCTGCTCCTGATTCGATTTCTGATTCCGATTCGAAGTCCCGGACCGGCCGGATAGAGGTCGGCCGGCCCGGGTGTCCGTTCGCTTCGGTTGGGATGGACTTCCCCGACAGGGCCTCCCGCACAGTTGGCCCGACGCTTAACCAGATCTCTCTGGTCTCCGAATCCACCTCACGTCGCATTCGGAGACCGGTGCGTAGATCTGTGAGCGCCAGGGGGTTCGAACCCCTGCCCTGGCCGGTCTCGTAGAGATCCTCCAGTGGCGCCCGCCACGCTTAAGGTCCGCCGACCCTCATCCCTTGTTGCGCTTCCCACTCTAGTCGGGGGTTAGGACAGCGTCAACCCCTGACACGAAGTGCTGTCTGTGCGATCTGGACCAGCCGCTGGAGCTCCATGGGCGGCACCCCGCACCGGCGCGCGGCCTCCCACAGGGCGCCCGCAGCGTCCACGCTGGCCACGTTCTCGAACTGGGTCTGCCAATCCGTCTCCGGGAGCGTCTCAGGGGCACCCAGGCGCGTGGGCGGGGGTGACCACGGGCGCACCTTGGACTTCGGCTGAGTCCGGTTTCGGTGGCACAGCTCGGCGTGCTCCCGGCCTGCCTCGAGGTCTGCGTGGTCCAGGTACACGCCGCCGGCAAGCTTGCCCTTGACCGGCATGTGGATGATGACGCCGTTCGTCTCCGAGACCGGAGCGTCCAGGGCGTGCCACGTGTCCGTGTTCCAGTCGTAGATGCCGTTCTGGTTCACCCCGTGGGCGTAGATCCACAACTGGGTCTCGGTCTCGTTCATGGCGTACTGCATCGTCTTGCCGGTCTTCAAGTCCCCGGGGATGTACTGACCCGAGGGCCGGTGGTAGAACACGCGGTCGAACGTGCCGACGACCCCGCCGAACTCCTGAATGCAGGTCGTCCGCTCGATCAGGCCCGGGACCGGTTCCAGGCCTGCCGCCGCGAGGGTCTCGGAGTACAGCCGCAACTGTGCCTGGTACTGCTCCGGCGCGTCCTGCCACGTCCTGAGCCCGGCGTCCATCAACTCGGTGAACACATGCAGCTTGGTCCCCAGGTCGGATGCTTCGTTGGCCCCTGCCGCGTCCTCGAACTCGGCCACGAGCCCCATGAGCGCATCACGGTCGCTTTCGTGGGTCATGCCCACGGCGCCTGCAAGCAGGGCCGGCAGCTTGGCCGCGCCGATGACGACGTTGCGCTTGCCCCAGTCGTAAATCGCCTTCGAGTCGGTCGCCGCCTTGTTGAACGTCGTCGCGCGCGTCCACCCCCGCGCGTTGCCGTTCTTGTACCGGCGGAAGTCCCCGGTGGCCGGGTCGGTGACCTGGTAGCCCATGTTGACGTTGCCGCGCCACTCGTACCGCGCCTTCGGCTGGCCGGAGACGTTCAGCTCGGGTTCGACGACGACCGGCGGAGTCGGGTCCTCGAACACGGCGACCGCGGCGGACGGCGGGGTCGGGTCGACGAACATGTCGGGGGTGACAACGATGACGTCGGCCTCCGGGAGTGCCAACCCCTTCGGGAGAACCATGGCCCCGCCGCCGGGGAGGACCGTCACCTCGGAGTCGGGGTACTCGGCGTGCAGTTTGGAGGCGAGTTCGCCCGCGTCCGGGTCGTCCCCACAGGCCTCGCACTGCATGCCGTGCTCGCCGACACTGCGGACCCGGTCGCCTTCGGCGTACCGCCCCTCACAGTCGCTGCACCGCCCGGCGTCAAGAGCCCCGATCCAGGGTCCGACGGACGGAAGGGGGTCCGAGAGAATCTGGGCCGGCACGCCGTCGCACGGCTGCTCGCCGACGCTGTGCTTGTAGAGCGCCCCGTCCTTGCGAACCCGGATCTCCTGGCCACAGGGGTTGCAGATGATGGTGTGTGTGCTCATCTCTCCTCTATCCTGATCGAAGAGGGCCGCCCCCAACTCATCTGGGGGCGGCCCTCTCGTCTGCTACTTCTGGCGGGGCGGGTACTCGTACTTTTCGGCGTCCTGCACCGAGGTCTGCCCGGTGAGCTCGTCGTGCACCCAGACCATGCCGGTCTCGTTCGGCGAGACGTCGCTGTCCGGGTGGATGACGTGGATCACGGGGTAGCGGGGTGCTCCGTTGTCTGCCATCAGTGCCCCCACGCGCCGGGCGGGATGGAAACCCCGCTCTGGTCCAGCACCTTCTGTGCGTCCGCCAGGGCCTGCGCCGCCGCGGCGGCCTGGGCCTGGCGTTCGGCCTCGCGCTGCGCCGCCTCCGCGGCAAGCTGCTCTTCGAGACTGCTCACGTGCTCCTCCTCGGGAACTGTTCGCCGACGTACCGGGTGTACGCCGGGGGGAATCGCTTCGGCGATCGATTTGCGGACCGAAGTCCAGTGGATGCCCATGGCTTCCTGCCACTGGGGCACGGTGCCCTTGCCGCCGCCATTGCCGTACACGGCGAAGTAGGGGCCCTCGAACCATTCCCCGTGACGCATACCCGCCACGCGGCCCCTGTGCTTGATGTGCTCGGGCTGCTCGGCACCCCAGTCCCCGCCACCCAACTCGAAGTTGCGGTGCCGGATGACCCGGAGGCCGAACATCTCACCGCACAGGACCAGGTCGGGCCGAGCGGCCGGGTTCTCGATGACGTACGGCTTGCCGCTCGCTTCGAGCATGGCCCGCGTCAGGCCGATCAGGTCCGGGTACGTGTGCCGCAGGTGCTTGTTCGTACCCCGAGTGATGGCCGCGTCGTACTGGCAGGGGGCCGACGCGTGAACCAGGTCGAACTCCCCGAGCATGTCGAGCATGTCGAGTGCGTTCGCCTGAACGAACTTGTACGGGTAGTCGGGTTGGGGGTTGATGTCCACCCCGACCACCTCGAACCCCGCGTCTGCGTAGCCCTTGCTCGCCCCGCCGACCCCGCAGAACAGATCCAGTACCTTCATCGGTTCTCCTCTCGTTCCGATGACCTAAGTAAACCGGTTCCTGCCAGGGGGTGTCAACCCCTGACTCGAGTTAGGCGCACTCCGACCAACGGTAGGCAGGAGCACTGACATCGCACAGGATCGGGACCCCGCGCCACTCCCAGGTCATCGCCTCCCGCAGCATCTCCTGCCACTCGACGACGTCCGCCTCCGGCACCGACAGCACGATCTCATCGTGGATGACACCCCGCAGGAACGGGCGCACGCGGCCCTCGGAGATGCGGTCCAGGCGCAGCATCGACTCCGCCATCACGTCACGGGACGCACCCTGGCCCATGAGCGCAGGCGCCTGCGTGTACGCGCGCCCGGGCGAGGGCCGCATCGGCCGGCCGAACCCGTTGTCGAGCAGCATGCCGGCTTCCGCCTGCGCACGCACAGCCTCGGTCCACTGCATCAGCTTGATGAACCGGTCACCGCGGGCGATAAGGGCCCGGCGCACCATCTCCGGATCGAGCCCGTTGCGCTTGGCGATGGCCAGGAACCCCTGCCCGTAGTTCACGCCGTGGTTGATGGGCTTCGCGTCCGAACGGCGCGACCGGTCCCGGAAGTACACCTCCGCCATCGCTTCGTGATAGTCCTCCGAGTCCGGCTGGAGCATCCCGATCAGCTCGGGATCCTGCGACAGAGCCGCAACCGTACGAACGTCGAGCTGCGAGTGGTCCGAGGTGAGCATCATGTGCCCGTCGTCGGCAACCAAAACGTCCCGCTCCGCCTTTGCGGGCCCACGCTTCCCTGTGGTCGACGTGGACGGCTTGACGTACGCCCACCGACCCGACCCCTGTGTGGCACCCACGAGCGGATGCACGCGGCCCTCCGGAGTCAGCCACTTGTCGAACTCGGCATACTTCGCGCGGGCCCCCGTTGCCAGGCTGATTGTGTCCACGAGCGCCCGAACGCCGTCCAGGTGGCCGTACACCTCCAGCAAGCCGGGGACGTTGTCCTTGCGGTCCGCGTCGTACCACTCCTTGTCACCGAGCGCGTCGGCAGACGTGAGCGGGGTACCGGACTCGGAAAGAGGCCAGTGCTCCGCACCCGCGCGCTTGCCGGCGGCAACGATGGCGGCCCGGCCGGCCGGAGACCCCCACGGCTTGATGTACGGCTCCCCCGGGATGCGGACGGCGAGCCCCGCCTCGACGGAGCGTTCCGGGTCCTCCTGGAGCCCCTCGCGGACCAGGGCCACCGACAGCTCGTTGCGGTAGTCCTCAGGCCACTCAGCTCGGGGCTTCACCTTGTACCGGTCCGGTCGGGCCAACGGCACCCCGTACTCCGTGTGCAGAACCTGAATGGCCGCGAGACGCTGATCGTCCTCGTGCTTCACACGCTCGGCGAGGAGTTCGGTGTCGACCTTCCAGCCGTTCAGCGTGCAGGTGTTCTGAAGAGCCGCCACACGCATTTCCCGGGCCAGGTACTCGTCCAGGCCCAGTTCGGTCGCACGGGCGCGCTGCGCCTTGTACACGCCGTGCTGGGTGGCGAGGTCGCCGAGGAGGTAGTCCTGATACTCGCGGGAGTCGAGCGGGATGCGGTCAAACCCGCCGTGCTTGGCCGCAAGCCGCTTGATGTCGTCGGTCTTGGCCGGCACCCCGTACCGCTCGGCGAGGCCGTTCAGGCTGTAGTACCCGCTCGGCATGCCCTTGGACAGGGGCGGGTCGATGACGTACTCGGCCACCTGCGTGTCCCAGTTCTTGGCCGCGAGCCCGGCGTAGTCGGCCCCGCAGTGGCGCGCCAACGCGAGCAGGTCGAACCCGAACCCGTTGTGATCGTGGATGACGTCGGCACGGTTGAGCGTGGCCAGGAGCGTCGGGACTGTGGGGATGATCCGCTCAGTCGCCTCCGTGATGACGCCGGGGAGCCGGACGTACGGTCCCTCGTGGCCGCCGGTGAAGAGTTGCTCTACCGATGCGGTCTCCAGGTCGAACCCGAGGACGGTCGGCTCCTGGTCCGGGTACTCCGCAGGCCCCACCACGCTGCCCCAGTCGTCATAGGTCAGCGAACCCTGCGGCTCCAGCGGAGCACTGGAGGTAAGGAGGGAGGTGGAGGGAACCGCACCACCCTGCGCCTCTACACGCGTGTGTGCGTCACGCACGTCTGAGAGACGTTCTCCCGTAACAGGGGGGGTAGTAGCGTTACCTCCACTCACCTCCATACCTCCGTTCTGCGAGACGGTTCGCCACTTGATGGTGCTTTTGTGCCCCATGCCCGCCTTGACCAGACGCACCCCGTTGTAGTTGCGGTCGCGGTGCTTTGCGTACCCCTGGCCGAGCTGCCGCGTGAACGCCTTCCCAGACGCGTCCTCCATCCCGGGAGGTGCTTCGTACCCTGCCGGGTCCCGCAGGGCCGCCTCCTGAACCTGCCGAGTCGTGAACTCCTCGTCCCCGAACAGGCTGTGAAGCCAGTGGATGTGCGACTCCCAGTACGAGTTCGTGTAGTCCGACTCCGACCGGCGCTCCCGCATGTCCGTCAGGAATGCCGGGTGACCCGCGTAGGCCAGGACACCCGACAGCATCCGGTCCCAGGGCTCGAACGAGCCCATGCAGGCCCCGCGGGAGTACGCCGGGCGTCCGGCCACAACCCACCCGCGCAGCACCGTCAGGGCGGCACTCACGAGGTCCGTGCGGTTCTCCTTCGTCCACGCCTTGAGGTCCGGGTGCCGGAACTCCTTGGCCTCCCGGTCGATGACGTTGTCGGAGGTGGGATGGAGGTAGACGAAGTAGACCCTCCGGGCCATGTCCCCGTTCACCTGAACCTGATTCCCGAGACTGGCCCACGTCACCTGATTCGGGAACTTCGCGATCCGCGAGACACCGAGTACGCGGTCCCCGTAGGTCAGCGACGTCACTGCGCGGGCAAGCTGTGCGCCCTCGACGACGTGCGCCTCGTCGAAGATGAACATCTCGGCCCCGCCGGCGAACGCGGCGGTCAACTGCTTGCGCATCTCCTCCTCCGAGGCGACGTACGGCAGAGGCATGGCCGCCTCCCCGGTCGCCAGGATGTGGATGCAGTCCGCGAGGAGGTTCTTGCCGACGCCCATCTGGAGGCCGCTGACCACTGTCAGAGGCGCCAGGGGGACCAGGCCGCGCATGAACGGCGTCAGAGCCCACGCCAGGGCGTTGGCGCGGTCCGCTTCGGTCTTGAACGGCAGGTCCCCGAGCCACTCCGAGAGGAGGTACTTGGCCGCCAGACGGACCTGCTCCTTGGTCGGCTCCTCCGGCACGTGCAGCTCACCGAGCCCGGACGGGACCAGGACTGTGGTCGTCTCTCGGTCATACCCGGGCGCCGTGCACACGGAGCCGTCCGGCCGCAGGAACGGCACCCGGACGACACGCGTCAGCGTCGAGAACTCCTCGGACTTGCTCATTACCGCGCCGATCGACGGCGGGTCGGGCCACGCGGGCTCGAAGAGTGCCGGTCGCTTGTCCGTTGCCTCCGTGTACCGGAAGCACGCGACGGCGTCGGCGAGCATGGCGTAGAAGCGGTCCCGGTCCAGCGGCTGGGTCTCGTGACCCTGTACGCGGGTCAGGACGTCACCGTAGTTGAACAGGTCGACAGCGTCGTGCCGCTCCTTGAGCGCACCGGTGATCTTGTCGATAACCTGCTTGCGGTCCAGGTTGATGGCCACCCCGACACGGTCACCGAGGTCGGGCATGTCCGATTCCATCTTGCGCTTGCGGTTCGTCGGCCGCCGCTCGGCGGGCTTGGAGTGCGCGTGCTGGATTTCGTACGCCAGGATCTCCGCGCGCTCGTCCTCCTCGAGGGAGGCGAGGTAGTCGTCGAGGCCCTGGGACCCGGAGCCGGGGATCCGGAGGTAACGGAGGTTGACCCCATACCTCCGTGCCTTTTCCCCGAGCTTGTCGCCCGCTTCGTACACGTCCAGGTTGGACGCGGCGTCAGCGTCGAGGCAGAGGTACACGTCACGGTCCTTGAACCGGCCCAGCCTCTCCTTGGACCAACCCCAGCACCCGGCCATGCCCATCACGGTGAAGCCCTCGGGGGCGTACGCGGAGCCGGCCAGGGACTGCTTCGTGCCCTCGATTAGCAGCACGGGGGTACCGGGCCCGGCGTCGCGGAGCATCCAGAAGTGGAGATCCTTTTCCGGCTCCCAGAAGTAGACCCCGGATCCGCCCGGCCACGGCCGGCGCTGCTCGGTGTGGCGGTCGCCGTCGGTCCAGGGGAAGACGATCTCATCGCCCTCGGAGCGGACGCCGTGCCGTTCGATGACGTCGTCGGTGACGGCGTGCTCGTTCAGGTACTGCCGGTGGGTTGAGCTGAGGGTCATTCGGAGTCCCCCGCTTCGGACCGGGCCAGTGCGGCGTCGAGGATCTGGCGGACGACGTCCGACCGGGAGAGGCCGTAGGTACGGCACTCCCGGTCAAGGCGTTCGATGGTGGTGCGCGGCATGCGCACGGTGATGGAGGGGCTTTCACCCTCGGCGAGTGACTGCATGCCGAGGACTGTAAGACAGTGTTCAGCCGGACGGCAAGTCCAGGTCGACAATGCGTCCGCTCCGGGCGGCCGCAGCCTGTACCTCCTTGAGGTCGTACTCCGCCGGCCCGTACGCCCCGTAGGGCCGGTGAACGGTGATCCACCCCTTAGAGCTCCATCGGCTGATGGTGCGCTCGGAGACGTTGACGAGGAGCGCGGCCTGTACGCGCGTGACGCGAGTGGTTTCGGTGTCCATGCGTCCAGGATACGCGGAGCGACAAGGGTTGACAGCTAGCGCGGCCCCCGTTTTACTTAGGTCATCGAGCGAAAGGAAACCCGATGGGCAACGAGCACAGACCCCGCAACGGGCCCCTCACCCCCATCCAGGACGCCGTACTCAAGGGCGTTATGGACGGCAAGCGTCAGCGCGAACTCGCCAAGGAGCTGAACGTCCGCGAGGGCTACGTCTCCGGCGAACTCGGCCTCGCCACTGCCAAGATGGGCGGTCGTACCACCGTGGAGGCCGCATGTCGGCGCGCCACGGCGGAGGCGTACATCGCGGCCGCCGAACTCCTGGAGAGGAACCTGCCGGCAAGCCCGGAGGACAACTTGGCGAACGCACACGTTCACCACATCATGGACGGCATTGCCGAGATTCTCCGCGGCCGGGCCGCGAGGCTGCTGCCGTGACCGGGGCCGCCCCGCACCCGCCGCAGCCCCCGGTACAGCTCCCGGACGGCGTCCAGCACCGCTCTCTGCGTGCCTACCAGGCCTACAAGTGCCGGTGCCGCGACTGCCAGGAGCACAAGCGCGCCTACGACCGCACCTACAACCGGCGGCGGCGGGCCCGTCAGATCAGGAACGCCACCCCCGTCCCCGAGGGTGTGACCCACGGCCGCCAGGCCTACAACTACTACCGGTGCCGGTGCGACGTATGCGTCGAGGACCGGGGCCGGTACGACCAGGAACGTTGGCTCATCCGCAAGCAGCGCAATAAGGAGGCGTTGTGACCACGAGACAGTTGTGGACGCTGACCATCATCGGGGAGCCGGAGACCGGCGGTACGCCGTGTATGCGGGCCCGGGTGGACGAGATGACCCACGACAGCGACATCGTCCGGGGCGCCTTTGAGGACCAGTGCACGCACCGGTTCTGTCAGGAGCACCCCGGATGCCACATCAGCTCGATGTGGTGGGCGTCCGAGACCGTCGAGGAGAGGGACCAGTGACCGAACAGGAGGCGGCCGACAAGCTCGGCGCGCTGCTGAACGAAATCGAACAGGCGGGAGTCGAGGTGTCCATCCAGCCCTTCAAGGGCGGCTTCCACCTGGCCGTCGGTGCCGACATCTACATCATGGAGCCGCCGTGCGAGGACGAACCGTGGGAGGTGGTGCTGCCGTGACCGCGATCAAGCTGCGCGACTATCAGCGCGAGGCCATTGACGCCGTGTTCAAGGCGTGGGCCGACGGCATGCGCCGGCCGGCGATCGTGCTGCCGACCGGCGCGGGGAAGACCGTGGTGTTCTCGGCCCTGGTCAAGGAGTTCATGGCGGTTCAGACCCCTGTGATTCCGATCGGTACGACACAGGTCATACCTGGAGCGTGGGACGTGGGCAAGCGCGTCATCATCCTCGCCCACCGTGACGAGCTCGTCGATCAGGCGATCGCCAAACTGCGTTCCGTCATGCCGGACGTCAACGTCGGCAAGGTCAAGGCCGGGGACAACGACATCGACGCGGACGTCATGGTCTGCTCGGTGCAGACCCTGGCCTCCTCCCGGCGCCTCAAGCTCCTCAAGGAGCGCCAGGGCACCGTTGCACCCAACGGCACCCGCCCCGGCGGCCGGCTCGGCGACGTCGGGCTGATCATCACGGACGAGTGCCACCACGCTGCCGCCGTCTCGTACGGCAAGATCTACGACGCGTTCCCGAACGCGCTCCAGCTCGGCGTCACGGCCACCATGGCCCGCGGCGACAAGCGGGGACTCGGCAAGGTCTGGGACGACGTCGTTTACCAGCGATCCATCCTGAACCTGATCTCCAAAGGGCACCTCACCGACGTCCGTACGAAGCGAATCGACCTGGAGAGCCTGTCCCTTGCCGGCGTCAAGGTCGGCATGGGCGACTGGCAGGCCGCAGCCCTCGGCGACGCCCTGATGGAGTCCAAGTTCGACACCGTCATCGCCAACGCCTACAAAGAGCACGCTGGGGACCGGCAGGGCATCGTGTTCACGCCGACCGTGGAGACGGCCGTAGCGGCCTCCAAGGCGCTCCTGGACGCGGGCATCGTGGCGATCCCCGTTGACGGGAACACGCCCCGGGACGACCGGCGGGAGATTTACGAACGCTACCGTCAGGGCCGCTGCCAGGTGCTCGTCAGCTGCATGGTCCTCACCGAGGGCTTCGATGCCCCGTGGGCGGAGGTTGCCGTCATTGCCCGGCCCACCCAGTCCGCGCCGCTGTACACGCAGATGGTAGGCCGCGTGCTGCGGCCCTGGCCCGGCAAGCGGGAGGCACTCGTCCTGGACCTCGTCGGGGCCTCTTCGAACAAGCTGCGGACCCTGATCGACCTGGAGCCCGGCGCGGTCGGGTCCCTGCAAGAGGGTGAGTCTCTTGCAGAGGCCGTCGTACGGGAGGCGGAGGCCCAGAACAAGCTGGTTCCGGCCGGCTCTCTCGCCTTCGAGTTGAAGGTGCGCGACGTGGACGCGTTCGCCGCCTCGGACAAGGTGTGGAACAGGACTCCCAAGGGCGTCCTGTTCATCGCCTGCGGCAAGACCCGCGTGTTCCTGTGGCCCACCCTGGGTCAGTCCGGTCTGTGGGACGTCGGCACCCTCACCGAGGGCAAGCGAATGGAGCGGACCCAGTACCTGGGCCTGAGCATCGGGGAGGCGATGGCGTGGGGTGAGGCTGTGGCGGAGGACTACTCGGAGTTCTCGGTGCAGCGCTCGGCCCGGTGGCGGAAGAGCGAGCCGACTCAGGCGCAGCTCGACTACGCATACAGCCTCGGGATCGACGTCGCGGGGATGGACCGCGGCCAGGTGGCGGACGCGATTGACCTGGTGAAGTTCGGGCAGATCGTCGACCACTACGTCTGACAGGGGTTGACACCCCTACCGAGAACCGCTTTACTTAAGTCATCGGCCCCGGTCACACCGCGACGGCGCCCGATCGAATCGGGCCCGGGGCGCTCCGCACCAACCCCAACAAGGAGACAAGTGATCATCGTGTTCGGAATCCCCTGGTACTACGTCGTCCTCTGGATGGTGGCCGCCGGCATCATTTTCTCCGGCGTCTGGACGTTCATGGAGGTGCTCTGGGACGGCCTCCTGGCCCGCTCCGAGCGCCGTCACCTGGAGCAGCTCAACGCCGAGGACGCGCCCATCGACATCGTCGACCGGGGCGACGACCGTGGCTGACTGGGACTGGGTGCGCATCGTGGCCAATGTCGTATCGGGGGCCTTTTTGTTCCACATGGGCCGTTTCTCGCAGCGCCGGGAAGACAGGCGGCGCAACCGTGGCGCGTAACACCACACGCCAGGGTGCCCAGTTCGAGCTGGATGTCATGCATGCGCTGGAGGAGCACGGGTACACGTGCCTGCGATCCTCCGGCTCGCGCGGCGCCGTGGACGTCGTGGCGGTGGGTCCGCTCCGCACCTACGAGTGCGGAGCACAGCCGGACGCTGACCTGCTCTTCATCCAGTGCAAGATCACCAACCCGGTCATCCCGCCGGCCGAGCGACTCGCTGTGCAGGACCTCGCCCTCCGGGCAGGGGCCCTGCCGGTTGTCGCCTACCGAGCCCAGGACCCGAACAACGCACGCCGCAAGACGATCCTGTACCGCGAACTGACGGGCCCCGGGCCCAAAGATTGGGTGCCGTGGGCGCCCGGAGAGGAGAAGTGATGGGCTACCTGTTCGCACACACCGACGATGACGGATACGAGTTGTCCGTCGCGGCGACCAACGACTACATCCGCGTTCGCATCGGGCACGCCAGCAACTCGGACCGCGTGCCGGTGCAGCTGAGTAGGCGGGAAGCCAGGTCCCTGCGTGACGAAATCGACCAGTGGCTGAGCCAGGGGTTCCCGGTGCGCGCGATGCCCCTCACCCCCGCCGACGTCCGCGCCATCGCCACCCAGGCCGCCACCGAGGTCATGGCGCTCCACCTGAGCCCGCAGGCCCGCTATGAGGACGCCGTCGCGGCCCGGCTGTGCACCGTCCCCGGGTGCCCGGCGTTCCCCGGCGCCGCGCAGCACTTCGAGCACGGCGAACCGGACCCCGAGCCCCGCGACGTCGGGCACCCCGAGCCGGACCCGTGCCCGCTCGTGCAACCCCTTCATGCGCACTCGGACGCCAGGTGCGGGGGCTGCGGAGGTAACTGGCGGGATCACCGCAATGCGTTCTGCACCGGCTGCGGGCACGGCATCCTGTTTCACGACGAGCACGACGGGTGCAGGGCCATTCTCGGGAAGAGCAGGTGCGGGTGCGCCCGTACCCGTCCCACGAGTACGCCATGAGTACGCGTACTCGCCAGGACTGGATCCTGTGGGCGCAGCTCGGGTGCGCACTCGTGGCCACGGCACACGCGGAGTACAGCCTTGCGGCCGCCACCGGCCTGCACTGGTCCGTCGCGTGCTCCGTACCCGGTGCACTGGATCTGTACGTGATCCGCGCACTCCAGAAACACAAGGACGTACTCCCCGCCGTACTCGTCATGGTCGCGGCCAACGTCGCGTCCATCCTGGTCGCGCAGGACGTACTCCCCGTGAACTGGGCCGTACTCGCGGCCGTGGGGGCACTCGCACCCCTCCTCGTGTGGCGCGGTCATGTCCTACGGGTACACGCGGGTGCGGCCCCGAGTACGCCGCAGATACAGGAGGTACAGGCCCCGGGTGCGGTGAGTGCACCCGAGGTACCGGCCTGGACCCCCGGGTACCACCTGGACGGGTGCGACGGAGTACACGAGTACGAGGGGCCGGTGAACTGCGCCGACCGGGTGCACGTACTCGCCTCCGTACCCGCGCACGTACCCGCCTGGATGAGCGACGAGTACCCCGTACCCCACCTCGCACCCGTACCCGACCTCCCGGACGGGTACGAACCCGGACCCGCGAGTGCACCCGTACTCGAAGCGGGAGACCTCGCGTACCTCGAACTCGCCCGCGAGTACCTGGCGGACGCGGGTACGGGTACGGTGCGGGGCCTCAAGGAGTACGCCAGCGTTGGCCAGGCCCGCGCGTCCCGGCTCTTGAAGTACGTCGAGCACGAGAGGACGGTCAAGTCGTGAGCACCTCTGACCCCCTCTACGTCGTGGCCCAGAACTACAACGCGTTCCTCATCTGGTGTACGGCCAAGGGCATCGCTCCGCACGACGGGCCCGTCCGCTACGTGCGCGGCGTCGAGACCCTGGCTCCGCTCCGCTCCGACGTCCGGTTCCTGTTCCTCGTCGGATGGCGCGACCGCCCCGACTGGCGCGCCATCCACAACCGGGCCCTCATCCTCGGGAGGCGACCATGATCAACGTCACTGCCGGCGGTGTGCTCATCGGACTCGGTGTCCTGCTTTGGCACGGAATCGAGTGGTTCCCCGGGCTCGACAAGCTGAAAAAGCACCCGGCGGCATTCGCCGGGGACTGGCTCCCGTTCCTCCTCGGAGCCGCCTACGGCATCCTGGGCATCCTCACCACCATGGGCCTGATCGGTTGGGCGTTCGACACCGCGCTGTGGGCGTCCAACTGGCTCGGCGACGCTGCCATCTGGGTCGGAGTCGGTGACGCCCCCGGCCAGACTGCCGCAGGCGCCCCGCTCCAGCTCAGCCGGTTCGCCAACTGGGCCATGGTCCTGCTCACCTTCGTGGTAGTCGCGATCGTCAAGTTCAGGCCCAGCGGCCCGGCCGTCAAGCGGGGCGTATGGTGCGGGCTCTGCCTCGGAACCTCCGCCACGGTCGGCGGGGCCCTGGCCGGGCCCCTGGCGCTCGGCCTCAACTGGGTGGGCGAGATGACGATCGGAGCCATGGCGTGAGCAGTGAGTTCTACGACGCTCAGGAGCATCAACTCAACAAGAGGTTGCTGGAGGCGGTCCGTCACACCATGGCCACTCACGCGGCCGTGAACCCCGGTCCCGATACCGACACCCTGAGGGCCGCGCTTCGCGGAATCGGGTTCGAAATCCCCGTTCTGTACTGCGAGGGCTACACACGGGACGACGACCCGTGCGGTCTACTGCTGGGCCACGATGGAGAGTGCAGGTTCTCGTGAGCGACCCCGAAGAACCCGAAGAGCCCTCCGGCGCCGGCGGCGGATGCGTCCTGGCGATGTGCGCCGCCGGCGCCGGAGCGGCCGTCTACGCCGTCTCCCGGGACGTGTTCGTGATCGTCATCTGGGTCGTCTCCTGGGCCCTCATATGGTGGGTGGCTCGTGCACCCAACCCCGCTCCCCCACCGGCCCCGGAAGGGGCTACGGAGGAGGAACCGCAGGTCAGCATCGTGAAAGACCCGAGACACCCGAACCGGTGGATCGTCAACCCCAACCGAAAGACAGGGACCTGATGGAGACCGCACTCACCGCACTCCTCTGGGTAGGAGTCGCCGCCGCGAGCATCGTCGTCCTCACCATGGTGGTAGCGCTCATCCGGATCATCGGAGGCAAGTGATGACCGCCGTCGACGAGACTTACGAGTACTGCGCCAAGTGCGGATGGTGGATGAAGCCCCACAGCCACTAGACTGGCCCCGCTCCCGAGGGTTGAGCCAAGCAGGAACCCCCGTCACACACCGTGGCGGGGGTTCCTGCGTATCCTGGGTCGAACTACGACACAGGGACGTGATCGCATGGCTGTACCCATGACCCCGGACGAGTTCCTCAACGCACTTCGCGCCGAGGGCCTGAACGTGCGCGAGGTCGGCACCTGGCGGACCTGGAACCGCAACCACAAGGGCGCCTGGGGCGGCATCAACGGCAGCATGCTCCACCACACCGCCGGCCGCGAATCGGGATCCACCGAGTTCTGCCGTACGGGTATGAGCGACCTCCCCGGGCCGCTCTGCCACGTCGTCATCCACAAGGACGGTACCGTCGACCTGATCAGCGCAGGCCGCTCCAACCACGCCGGCGGCGGAGACCCCGACGTCCTCCAGGCAGTCACCGACGAGCGCTACAACGACGCGCCCCCGCGGCCCCGCTACGGCAACTCCAACGGCGTCGACGGCAACGCCCACTTCTACGGCGCCGAGTGCGTCAACCTCGGAGACGGCAAGGACCCTTGGCCCGCCGTCCAGGTCGACGCCATGGTGCGTTTCTGCGCCGCCGTCTCCCGCCACTACGGATGGACCGAAAAGTCCTGCATCGCGCACCGCGAATGGTCCTCCGACAAGCCCGACCCCGCCGGGCCCGGCATGCCCTCCATGCCGGCCGTACGTGCGAAGATCGCAGAGCGGCTCGTCCACCCGGCGGGCTGGAACCCCGGCGCCACCCCGGCGCCCGTACCGGCAGGGACACCCATGACCGACCCGAACCTCTCCGTCCTCTCCCGCACCGAGGACATCACCCTCGTCAAGGACGTCGAGACGACGATCTACTGGACCGGCGAGAACACCGACGAAGGCAACGAGCACGGTGCCGGCGGCAAGACCGTCCTCGACGGCGGCAAGTACGTCGCCACCCTCAGCTTCCGCATCGTCGGGCTCGGCGAGAACGAGACCGTGTGGATCTACCCCGCCGAGGAGGACCAGACCGGTACCTTCGCGGGCGCCGGGTTCATGCACGAAATCGAGGGCCGCGGTAACCCGGCGCTCCCCGTCCAGGTGAACGTCACCATCACCGGCCGCGTCTACAACCGGCTCAGCTTCCGCCTCAAGACCGGGTCCTCCGCCTCCGGCATCACGGTCACCGATGCGCAGCTCGTCATGCTGTCCTGGCCGGCCGCCTAACCCCGGATGGACGAGCCGACCATTCCCGAGCTCCTCCGGGACCTCCAGGCCGACGTACGCACCATCCTGCAACGTCAGGAGCAGTACGTGACCAAGGAGATCCTGGACCTGCGGCTCGAGGGGCTTGCGAAAGACCAGGCCGAGGACCGGGCGCGGCTCGACGCGATGAGCCGTTGGGTGTGGTCAGCAGTCGTCGGCCCTGTCATCGTGGGGATCGTCCTGTACCTCGTACTGGGGAAGACACCATGAAGACGCTCCGTTGGTGGACTACGGTCATCGCCCTGTGGGTGGCCGTCGCCTACGCGATCGTCTACGGGCGCGGCCTCGCCGACAGACTCGACACCGCCGAACGGGACCGCACCGCCCTCGCGCAACAGGTGCGGTCCCTCGGCGGCACCCCCGTCGCAGGACCCAAGGGCGACACCGGCGTCGCCGGAAAGGATGGCCGTGACGGCAAGGACGGAGCTACGGGCCCGTCTGGCGCAGTTGGGGCCACAGGACCGACGGGAGCTGTCGGTCCTGCTGGCGAACCTGGTGCCAGGGGCCAAGCGGGTGAAACCGGGGCGCAGGGCATTCCCGGACCCGCGGGACCGCAAGGTGACCAGGGCCCAGTCGGCCCGAGTGGCCCGCAAGGGCCCCAGGGTCCGCAAGGCGACGTCGCCGAAGCGTGCCCCGCGGGGTACAGCGGCGTCATAGTGGACATCAAGGATGTGGACTACTTCCTCTGTAGGAAGGACACCTGAGAGGAGCAACCATGGCGAACGAACAGCCCTGGGTGCGGCAAGACGGCGAGGGAGAGCGCTCCGGCGCCTACGACGCATTCAAGGCCTACCTCCATCTCGGCAAGGACCGCACCATCGCGCGCGCGGCCGCCGAGTGCGGCAGGTCGGCCTCCATGCTGAAACGGTGGTCGATCGAGTACAACTGGGTTGAGCGGTCCGCCGCCTACGACTCCTACACGGTCACCGCGCACCTCGATGGCGCCGTCCACGAGCTTGCCCGGATCCGGGACAAGAACCTGGCACTCATGGACAAACTGCGCGGGCTCCTCGACACCCGCCTCGACGTGTTCATCGCCAAGGGCATGGACCCGACGGCCATGTGGTCCCGCGCAGTAGAGGTCATGGCCCGCGTCGAGCAGAACAGCATCCTGGCCGGCGACAAGGCGATGACAAGGCAGTCCGAAGGCGTCACCCGCATCGAACAGCTCCTCGAGCGACTGGACAAGGAGTCCACCGGGTGAAGATCAGCCGGGCCGAACTCGCGGGGCTGTCGCCGGCGGACCTGGCCCGGCTCGAAATCGCCCTCGAGCAGACCGTCCAGGAGCGCGAGGCCGGTAAGGTACCGTGGCGCTGTGGCCGCCCGGATTGCGACGGGCGGCCGCACCCCGGTCGCATGGGCGCCCACGCGCGCGCCTCCCAGCTTGCCCCCGACTGGGAGTTCGACGTCTGGCTGGCCCTCGCCGGCCGCGGATTCGGCAAGACCCGCCTCGGCGCCGAGTGGGCCCTCGAAAAGGCGCGCACCCAGGAACGCGGGGCCCTCATCGGTGCGACCGCTGCCGACACCCGGGACATCATCGTCCAGGGCGAGTCCGGCATCCTCGCGTGCGCCCCCGCCCTCTTCCGGCCCGTATACGAGCCCTCGAAAAGGCGCCTCACCTACCCCAACGGCGCCATCCAGATGTGCTACTCCGCAGACGAGCCCGACCGTCTGCGAGGCCCACAGCACCACTACGGTTGGTTCGACGAGCTTGCCGCCTGGCGCTACCTCCAGCACGCATGGGACATGGCCCAGCTCGGCATGCGTCTCGGCGAGCACCCCCAGATCTGTGTCACCACCACACCCCGGCCGCTCCCCCTCATCAAGGCGCTCCTCAAGGACCCGATGACCGCCGTCGTCCGCGGGTCCACGTACGACAACCTCGACAACCTCGCCCCCACCTTCCGGCGCGCGGTCATCGCCAAATACGAGGGCACCACGCTCGGCCGCCAGGAACTCGACGCCGAAGTCCTCGAGGACCTCCCCGGTGCACTCGTCGCCCGCCGACACATCGACGGAAGCCGTGTCCAAGAGGCACCCGAGCTCGTCAACATCGTCGTCGGCATGGACCCCGCCGGCACCGGCGCCGGAGATGAAACCGGGCTCGTCGTCGCCGGCCGCGGGACCGACGGCAAGAACTACATCCTCGCCGACGCGTCCGAGAAACTGTCCCCGGACCGGGCCGCCCGCCGCGCATGGGGGCTCCTGGAGACGTGGGGCGCCTCCCTCCTCGTCGTCGAGGACAACGGCGGCAAGGACTGGATCGAGCACGTCCTCAAGGCCGTATGGAAGGAGCTGCGCACAGACGGCTCCAACCCGCCCCTGCGCCGCGTCAACGCCTCCCAGGGCAAGCGCCTGCGCGCGCAGCCCGTCGCCATGCGCTACGAACAGGCACGCGTCTGCCACGTCGGCTCGTTCCCCGAGCTCGAGGACCAACTCACGACGTGGATCCCCGAGGAGGACAACAACAGCCCCGACCGGGTTGACGCCATGGTCCACGCCGTCACCCACCTCATGAAGAAGCACGACCGGGCCGAGTCCGTCATCCACAACCCGTACGGGGCCGCGCGCCGGGGCGCCGGAGTCGTACACCCGCTCATGACCGCACGTGACCGGGCCGCACGCCGCACGGCATCATAGGAGGCACCATGGACCTGATCACCCTCGCCGTCGGCGCACTCGCCACCCACCGGGTCACCCGGCTCATCACCCGGGACCGCATCACGGCCGCGCCCCGCCGGTGGACGCTCAACAGGCTCGACGAACACGGGCTCCTCGCCTACCTCATCACCTGCGATTGGTGTGTCTCCGTGTACGTCGGCGCAGGCGCTGCGCTCACCGGCGCAAGCATCGGTGCATGGTCCTGGACGTGGGCGGCCCCGCTCGCATTCGCATACAGCTCGGCGGCCGGACACCTGGCCTCCAGGGAAGGTGAGGAGTAGTGGGCATCCTTGACAGGCTGCGCGGTACCGGCCCGGACACACCCCAGCCGGCCAAGACCGTACTCGCGGCCGCCATGCCGCTGAACGGGCCGCAGGTCCGGCAGATCAGCCGCACCCAGAAGCAGTCCACAACGGAGCAGTGGCAAAACGACGCCGCCTACTACTTCGACGTCATCGGCGAGGTTCGGGCCCCCATGGTGTGGATCGCCAACGCCGTCTCGCAGGCCGACCTCTACGCCTCCGAGCTGGACCCCGACACGGGCAAGCCCACCGGGCCCACCGACAACGCCACCGCGAACGCGGCCGCCATGCAGGTCCTCGGCGGCCCCTCCAAGCGCTCCGGACTCCTGCGCAGCGCAGCCCTATGCTGGCAGTGCGTCGGCGAGTACTGGGTCATCGTCCGCCCCCGTGGCCAGGGCAAACCCGACGACTGGTTCGTGCTGTCCGGCCAGAAGGTGAGGGCCAAGGGCGCCGCCTGGGTCTACTGCGATCCGATGACCGGCGCAGAGACCGCCCTTGATGCGAACAGCCTCCTCGTCCGCTCCTGGTCCCCCCACCCGTTCGACCAGGCCAAGCCCGACTCCGCCATGCGCCCCGCACTCGTCGAATGCCGCGAGGTCGAAAAGGCGACACAGAACCTCGCCGCGCGCCTCGACTCCCGCATCGCCATGAACGGGCTCGCCGCCCTCGCCGAGGAGGTCGACTTCCCGCACGGCGACCACGACACATCCGCCGCATCCCTCGCCGACACGCTCCTCCTCGCCGCCGAGACCGGCATCCGGGACCCCGGCCAGGCCGCCGCACAGGTTCCCGTCCTGTTCACCGCGCCCGCGGAGATCATCGCCAACGGTGGCGCGTTCGCCCACTATGATCTCTCCACCACGCTCGACGGACAGGTCATCGAACTGCGCCAGGATGCGCTGAAGCGTCTTGCGGCCGCCCTCGACATGCCCCGCGACGTCGCCGAAGGCACGCAGGGCGAGGCGAACCACTGGACCGCCTGGCAGGTCGAGGAATCCACCTACAAGATCTTCATTGAGCCGCTCCTCAAGGCCATCGGCGACGTCCTCACCGAGTATTGGTACCGCCCCGCACTCATCACCATGGGCATGAGCGCGGACCAGGCGGCCACGTACGAACTCGCGTGGGACACGACCGCCATCGTCGCCCGCCCCGACGACTCCGAAACCCTCGAATCCCTCTACGACAAGATCCTCATCTCCGACGAGTACTTCCTCACCGAGAACGGCGTCAGCATCGACGCCATGCCCGCCCCGGAGGAGCGCACCCGCCGGCTCCTGGAAAAGCTCGTCTCCGTCGCCCCCACACTCCTCGCCGACCCCGCCGTGGCCGAAGCCATGGGACTCGGCATCACCCCCGCACCCGTCGCCGCCGGAGTCGACGCCACCGTCACACCCGCAGGCGAACTCGAGGCACCCGAGCCCGCCCCGGCGCCCAACGCACTCCCGGGCACACAGACGGACCGGCCCGACGACTCCGTACCCGACGGGCTCATTGCGGCCGCCGAGCTCATCGTCTACGACGCACTGTCGCGGGCGGGCGGGCGGCTGCTCACGAACCAGAACCGGGGGCAGTTCAAGAGCACGTCCAAGGAGGAGTTGTACCGTCAGATCCCGTACGAACGCACCCCCGACCGCGTGCACGCCCTGATGGAGGGGTCATTCCAGTTCACGGACAAGGCGGGCGAGGCCCTGGGCGTGGACGGCGAGCGGCTCCACAGTGCCGTGTCCAGCTACGTCTACGGCGTGCTGCGGGCCCGCGCCGCGTACAACCGCCGTGAGCTGACCTGGGCGCTGCGGGAGCTGATGTGACCACGCCCATCGGCGAGGACCCGCACCTGCCCCAGCGGCTGCGCGCGCAGACGTTCATCCGTGAGGGCGAGCAGCGCATCGGCAACACCTGGTACCGCTCCCTCACCCGGTTCCTCGATCGTGTCCGCCCCGCCGTCACCCAGGGCGGAGGCGTCGACCCCGCACGCGTCTCCGACCACACCCCGTTTTGGACCGAGCAGGTCGACACCGAAGTCCTCCCCGAGGTCGGGGGCGTGCTCGCGGGCGCGTGGCGGCGCGTCACCCGGGCCGGGGACCCGCCCACCGACCCGTGGACGTCCACCTACCTGAACGCGGCTGGCAACCGGATGAGCAACACCCCCGACGAGGTGTACGCGCTCATCGTCCGTGAGATCGAACGCGGCATAACGGACGGAATCAGCCTCGACGACGTCACACGCAGTGTCCAAGAGGTACTCACAGCGTCAGCAACGCCGTACTGGCGCAACCGTGCCCGCACCGTAGCCCGAACCGAAACCCTCGGCGCCGTCAACGCAGGTGTCTACCGCGGGGCACAACTCGAGGCAGAACAACGCGGAGACCCCGCCCCGTTCAAGCAGTGGATCGCCACCGAGGACGCACGCACACGGCCCACCCACACGGCCGCCGACAAGCAGCGCACACTGCTGTCCGAGCCCTTCCGAGTCGGCAGCAGCACCCTCCTCTTCCCCGGAGACCCGCGCGGCCCCGCCGGCGAAGTCATCAACTGCCGGTGCACCATGCTCCCCGTCGTACTGGGTGAGACGATCGACTGGACAGAAAGGCAGAACCCCTGATGAGCGACCGAGAAAAGTTCAGCGAGTGGTGGGCGCTCTACATGGCCCCCATGCCCGAACCGGCCACAGCCTCCGAGCTCCTGGACCTGTACGTCACCGGCGTCGTCAGCGGGGCGGACGGGGCGCTCTGGTACAGCGTCTTGAAGGGGGACGAGCTCGATGGCTGAGACCCGCACCTGGAGCGCCGTACTGGCCCGTCTCGGCGTACCGACGGGGGACGGGCGCATCATCGCCCCGGGCGGGGGTTCGTCGCGTGGCCTGCCCCTGCCGATGATGTGGCAGCCCGCGACGGACGACGGGCACGGGGGCGCCATGATCGTGGCACGCATCGAATCCCTGTCCATCGGGGACGGCATGGTCACAGCGATGGGGTCGATGCTGGATTCAGCGCCCGCCGCGGCTGTGGAGCAGATCGAGGCCGGTGTGGTCGGCCCCTCCGTGGACCTGGACGACATCGAATACACGGTGGACGATCAGGACCGCATCGTCATCACCCGATGGCGCGTGGCGGGGGCGACGCTGGTAGCGATCCCTGCGTTCGCCGATGTATCCCTGACGCTGGATCCGATGCCCGCCCACCCCATGGACGACATGCCCATGCTGATGGCGTCCGTACGCTCGTCAGGCTGGTCCGACATGCCCATCGCCGATCCCGGGCACGCCTGGGACGGGAGCGGGGCGGCGGACCGGGTGTTCGCGTGGGCCGGCGGCCCCGACAACGTCTCGTGGTCGAAGTACGCGCGCGCGTTCCTGCGCAAGGACGACGAGGCCAATCCGGAGACACGGGGCGCGTACGGGTTCGGGATCGCTGATGTGGTCGACGGGACGCTGACCATCATCCCGAGGGGCGTGTTCGCGGCGGCGGCGGCTGTGCAGGGTGCGCGGACGGGCAAGGCGCCGGCCGATGCGGACGGCATGAAAAGCGTGCTGCGTGGCCTGTACGAGCGCATGGACCGGGAGGCACCGTTCGCCCTGGCCGCTTCGGCGCGCCCCGAAGCGCTGCCCCCGCAGGACTGGTTCCTGCGCCCGGACCTGGACCGGCTCACACCGATCACGGTGTCGGACACGGGCCGCGTGTTCGGGCACATTGCTGGGTGGGAGACGTGCCACGTCGGGCTCCCGGGCTGTGTGACCGCCCCGTTCAGCGCCTCGGGGTATGCGTACTTCCACGTGGCGGAGCAGCAGACCCAGGACGGGACCGTACTCCCGGTGGGGACGCTCGTGGCGGGGCCGCGGCACGCTGACCCGCAACTCGCTTTCCAGGCGGCTCAGAGCCACTACGACGATCCGGGTGCGGCTGTGGCCAGGGTCGTAGCGGGCGAGGACGAGCACGGCATCTGGGTGGCCGGCTGGGTCCTCCCGGGCGCAAGCGCGCAGGCGCGGCAGACGTTCATGTCGTCGCCGGTGTCCGGGGACTGGCGCCGGATCGGCGGGAGCCTGGAGCTGATCGCGGTGTGCAGCGTGAACACGCCGGGGTTCCCGGTGCCGCGGGCGAGGGTGGCGTTCTCCATGGAGCAGCAGCGCACGCTGATCGCGTCTGCGGGTATGACCCCTGTGGAGGCAACGGAGGTAGCCGCGGAGACACCTCCGGCGGCCGGTGAGACCGCGCGTGCGCGATGGGCGTGGGCGCAGAAGGGAGCAGAGTGATGGCGTGTGGGTCGTGTGGCGGGGGTGCGAAGCCTGCCAACTCGGAGTACCTGATCACGTACAAGCACGACGGATCGACCGAGAGGGTGGCAACCCTGGGTGAAGCGCGCATCAAGATACAGAGGGCGCCTATGGGTGGTACCCGTCAGGTGGTGCCGAAGCTCACCAAGTAGACGCGCTTCGGACATAGGCCCCGTACGCCGTGTGCGGGGCTTTTCCGTGGCGTAACGCCCTCGAAAACGGAGGTATGGAGGTAAGTGGAGGTAACGCTACTACCCCCCCTGTGTGGGGGAACCTCTCTTGGTTACGCGCATGCGAGACACGCGCGCGTAGAGACGCAGGGTGGTAGCTATACCTCCAGTCACCTCCTTACCTCCAAGCCTCGGTCCCGGGCCCCCGGTGCCGTACCCTGGCCTCGAGCCGTGGTAGCTGAGCTGAGAGCCGTGCCGCAGCGATGGTGTCCCTTACCCGTCCCTGCCGCATGAGAGGAACCAGCCATGGCAGACGACATCACCCCCGAGGTCCCGGTCACATTCGACCCGGCCACGCTCGACGACGCGGCCCTCGCGGCCGAGTTCACCCGCGTCAAGGAGCGGGGCGCCGAACTCGCTGGCAAGGCCGAGTTCGCCGCCGGCGAGGCCGAGGAGCTCAGTGAGCTTGCCGCCCGCGCGACCGGCATCCAGGCGGAAGCGGCCGCACGTGCCGAGCGCGCCACACAGGCGCAGGCGCACCGCGACGTGTTCGGCTCCCTCGCCGACCTCCCGGAGATCCCGGCTCCCGTCCCCGTGGCGGCCCCTGAGGCCTCTGCGGAGACCCCGGCGGCCCCCGCGCCCGTCGCGGTCCCCAGCGTGGCTCAGATGGCCGTACAGGCGCCCCCGATGACGGCGGCCGAGACCACCGACGTCGTGCGCGCCGAGCTGTCGACCACCGCGGCCGGGCTCCTCGGCATGCGCGCGGGCGACACCTTCAACGGCAACAACACGGTCGGCCTGGCGCTCATCAAGAACGCGCAGAGCTTCGGCCTCCGCGGGGCCCCGGGTCAGCGCCAGACGATGGCGCAGTTCAAGCGCACCCGCCGCGATGACCAGATCGTCGACACCCTCGACGGCCAGGAAACGCAGCGCATCCTCCGGGACCTGCGCCGGGAGCGGCACCTCCACGGCGGCAACCTGGCCAAGTCGTGGCAGCACTCCATCGACCAGGGTGCGTCCCTCACCGCGGCCGCCGGCTGGTGTGCCCCGTCGCAGAACGATTACGACCTCTGCAACAACTGGTCCGGGAACGTCGGTTTCCTCGACGCGCCCACCGTCACGGTCACGCGCGGCGGCATCAACTACACGGACGACCCGGACTTCCCCACCATCTACGCGAACGCGGTGGCGGCCGGTGGCGGATCGAACTTCCTCAGCGAGGCTCAGGTCCTCGCGGACACGGCCAAGACGTGCTCCGTCATCCCGTGCCCCACGTTCGAGAACCGGCGCCTGGACGTGATGGCGCTCTGCATCCGTGTCAGCTTCCTCCAGGCCGCGGGCTACCCGGAGGTCGTCGACGCGTGGGAGAACGGCCTGCGCGCCGCCCACGAAGCGGAGATGAACCGCATCATCATCGCGGACATCATCGCCCGCGCGGGTGCGGCCACCGTCGTCACCCCGGTCGACCCGGACGGCACCGACTCGTTCACCGCGGCACTCCTCTCCGGCGTGGGCCTGGCCGCCGAGGACATCCGCTACCGGTTCCACATGGCGTGGGACGCCACGGTGGAGGTCGTCCTCCCGCACTGGGTGCTCGAGCAGGTCCGCTCCGATCTGCGCCGCCGTACGGGCGACACCGGCAACCTCCTCTCCGTCTCCGACAGCTACATCGCGTCCCTGTTCTCGGTCCTCAACGTCCGCGTGCAGTTCGTGCGCGGGTGGCAGGACGGTCTCATCACCGGCGGCGCGCTGAACCCGGCGTTCCCCGGCGGCGACGCGGCAGCCCCGTTCATGCTGGCGCTCCCGAACACGGTGTCTTTCCTGGCCTACCCGGCCGGCTCGGTGCAGATCGCCCGCCAGGACGTCGTCACCCTCACGAACGTGTACGACGCCGCGTCTCTCGCTACGAACCAGTTCACGAGCCTGTTCGCGGAGGAGGGCTTCGCGCCCATCTACCCGTGCCCGGGTCAGCGTCTGTACACGGTGACGGGCTGTGTCGCCGGTACCACCGGTGCGCACAACATCGACTGCATCGACGCCCCGTAGTCCCACCCCCCTGAACCGGCCCCGCCCGCTCGTCGTCCCTGTGGCGGGCGGGGCCCCTCAGATTGAAAGGAGGGACCATGGGAAAGATCATCACGAACCGTGAGCTCGTCGCGGCTCCGCCGACGACCCCGATCCACTACGGGCTGTTCACGGCCGTCAGCAGCGTGCAGCCGATGGATGCGCACCTCATCGCCGCGGGCGGGCAGCACTTCGCCGACCACTGCGGTGACGGACAGCTCTACGACCAGACCTGCATCTCGAACCCGGCCAAGACGTTCGTCGAGGGCTCGGACCTGATGCCGTTCAACCCGTTCTGGACCGTCGCGCGCAAGCGCTGCGGTGCAGTCGGGCGCACCGGCGCCGAGATGCAGGCCGCGGTACGACAGCAGCTCCTCACCTCGCAGCAGACCCTCGTCGAGTCCGGGCTGTGGGGCGGCACCGTGGTGCCGGTCGACCCGAACCTGACAGGGAACGCCGGCACCACGGTTGTCGTACCGGCCGCCGCCGGGTTCGGGGCCGCCATCGCGGCCCTCGAGGAGGCGTTCTACAGCGTCTACGGCTACACGGGCACCATCCACGTCAACATGTCCGCGTATGGGGCCGCAGCGTACTCACAGCTCATCGTGCGCCAGGGCGGTGCGGGGGTGCTGCGCACGCCGATGAACTCGGCGTGGTCTTTCGGCGCCGGGTACGGCATCACTGGCCCCGCCGGCGTCGCCCCGGCGGCCGGGTTCGTGTGGGCGTTCATGACCGGTGCCGTGAACATGTGGCGCTCCGGCATCCTCCCGCAGGCAGCCCCGACCCAGACCCTGGACCGGACGCTGAACCAGTGGGACGTCGTTGCCGAGGAAGTGTTCGGCCTGACGTGGGACTGCCCCGACGTGTTCGCCGTCCAGGTCCCGCTGGCCGCGCCCGCGGTCGCCACAGCCCCGGCGCCCGTGTGATGGGCGACGACTTGGTGATGGGCGACGACTGGGTGACCGTGACCCCCGCCCCGGGCCGCATCCCCGAGACTGCGCGGGAGCTCCTCGCGCTCGCAGCCTCGCCCGCGCACGTGCGCACGGACAGCAACGGGGACGAGTTCCGGGTCCCGCCGTACCTGGCCGAGCTGTACACCACCCCGCCGGCCGCCCCGAAAAGGCGCCGTACGAAGAAGGAAGAGGTGACCGAAGATGGCGACTAGGTGTGTGAGCATGGCCCGGGGCAAGATGCTCCGGCTCACGAAGCTCGACTCCTGTGGTGCGATCGTCTCGGGTGCCGGAGGGACGCTCACCGCGAAGGCGTTCGTCTCGGGTACCTACACGCCGAACTACCAGGACCCCGAGGACATCTCGCAGGTCGACGCGAACGGTGACCTGTGCATCGATGACCGGTCTCCGGTCGCGCTGCGCTGGATCGACATCGCGCTGAACATCTGCACGACGGACCCGGGCCTGATCAACCTCGTCACCGGGGACCCGCTCGTTGCCGACGATGCCACTCCGACGCCGAACACGGTCGGTTTCCGCATCGACACCGTGCTGTCCGGGTCGGCGAACTTCGCGCTGGAGATCTGGTCCGGGATCCCGGGGCAGGCCTGCACAGTGGGCGGGTTCACCGAGTATGGGTACTGGCTCACCCCGTGGGTCAAGGACGCGCAGTGGGGGGAGTGGGTCATCGAGAACGGCGTACTCACGCTCACGTTCACCGCGCGGGCCATCGAGGGCTCGAAGTGGGGTACGGGCCCGTACCTGGTCCGGCGTGACGCCGCGATCCCGGCCACGATCGAAAAGCTCCTGACCCCGATCGGCGCGAACGAGGTTCTGCACTTCGAGGTCACCAGTGCTCCGCTTCCGACCCCGGCGTGCGGTACCACCACGCTGACGCCGGCCCCGTAACATCGAGTCCAGGCGCCTCCGCCACGTCGCGCGGCGGAGGCGCCCACGGGGGTCACCATGCCGCTCATCCGCTACTTCCAGTACATCACCTACCCGGATGGCAATCCGGCGGGGGACGTCACGCTGCCCGTGTGGCTGCTCGGCGGGAACCAGCCGGTCCCCTTGTTCGCGGACAAGTCGGGCCTGACCCCGGCGCCCAACCCGACCACGACGGCCGGGGACGGACTGCTCGACGTGTACGCGGCGCCTGGCCCGCTCACCGTCGAGCTTGCGGGGGAGATCTTTCCGCTCCTGGTTCACCCCGACGAACCGGATGTGGCGTGGCCGAACACGTTCGTCCACACGCAGTCCGTAGCCGCGTCCGTGTGGACCGTCGCGCACCACTTCGGGATCCAGCCGGCCGTAACCAACCTGGTCTCCTCCGAACCCGTCAACGCCGAGATATCACACCCTGATGATGAGACGACCGTCATCACGTTCAGCGCGCCCACATCCGGTACAGCTCACCTGAGGCGGTAGTCGTCATGTCTGGTGTCCAGTTCGTCCAGCAGATCGACATGAATAACCTGAAGATCACTGAACTCGCTCCGGGTGTGGCCGGAACGGACGCGGTGAACGTCAATCAGCTCACCGCGTCTGCCCCCCAGGGCTTCGCGGCCAACGTCGGCGACGGCGTGGCGACCACCTTTCTGATCAGCCACAATTTCTCGACGTTCGACGTACTGGTACAGGTGTACGAAATCGCCACCGGCGCCACTGTGCACCCGACCATCGAGCGCGCGGCCGAGGACGACGTGCGCCTCACGTTCGGCGTGGCCCCGACTGCTGCGCAGTACCGGCTGCTGGTGATCCCGGTGCCCGCCTGATGTCCGTACTGCTCAAGGTCGCGGCCCGGCTCTTCAACACGACCACTACCCCCGCGTCCACAGCGTCCGGGGACATGTGGTACCGGTCCGATCTGGACCAGGTCCACGCCTCAGACGGGGCTGCCGGAATCCCGGTCACAGTCGGCCCGATCGGCAACGTACCGGCGCCCCGGCCGGCTGGGTGGCACGTCATCCCGCCGTTCGGGCCCGCCGGCTCGGCCAGCGTTCCGGCCTCGCGCATGTTCGCCCTTCCGTTCGCGCCCGGGCGCACGTGCACGCTCACGGCCATGGCTGCGAGCGTCACGGTGGCCGTGGCAGGAGGCAGCCTGCGCATGGGCCTGTACGCCTCGGATGGTGTCCTGCCGACCACACTGGTCGCCGATTACGGCACGGTAACGGTGGGCGTGACCGGAATCCGGCAGATCAGCGGGCTGTCCACCGTGGTGCGGCCCGTGCTCCACTACCTGGTCCTCGGCCGTCAGGGCGGGCTCGTCAACCTGGGGCTTGTCGCCCGGGACACCGGGGACCCGTACGTGACCGAGTCGGCGGTCACCATGACCGCCAACCTGAACGCCTACTACATCGACGGCGTGGCCGGTGCGCTCCCCGCATCGTTTGGCACTCCGGCGGGGACCATTCAGGGCCCGGCCGTCTCCGTACAGCTCACCTAGGGAGGAAGGCCGTGGCTCTCGTCCAGTACAACAAGCTCTACTGGTACCCGAACGGGGCCATTGCCGCCAACGTTCCGGCGGCCGTGTTCCTGCACGAGGTGAACGCGTTCGCCCCGCTGTTCGCCGACCAGGCCGGTACGATCCCGCTCCCCAACCCGCTGAACACGAGTCCCACGGGGTACCTCACGTTCTACGCGGAGGAGGGGCCGTACTGGGTGCACCTGGACACCGAGGCGTTCGACATCAACGTCGGACTCACGGAGGAACAGGCCGACCTCACGACCGGCATCGCGGCCGGCGGGGAGATGAACATCGCGGGGCCCCAGTCGGTGGAGATCAAGGCCCTTGTCGGGTACGTCGCCGACGTCAACGAACTGACGTCCGTCGAGCCGACCCCGATCAAGGTCGACCGGCCCACCCAGGTGGTCCCGCTGGACGCCGGAGCACTGGCCCGGTCGGTCACGTACTGGGTGATGGACAGTGCAGGCGTCGTTACCCAGCAAGCCGTGCCGGCCACGCCCGTTCAGCGGCGCACGCACCTGGCCCTCGGCATCTCGTTCTACGACACGAACCTGGCCACGCTAGTAGAGGTTCAGACACAGCCCGTCATCCTGGGGCAGCCCGGGAACCAGATGGCGGACTTCATGGACGCCGTGGGCCCGCTCAAGCTGTCCGGGAATCTGATCTCCCCGAACGGGGTGAACCTCTCGTTCAACAAGGACTCGGGGATCCTGTTCGTACGCGGGTCCGGGCATTTCGTGTCCGGCGTCCTCACGGACAACCCTCACGAGACGACTAGCCCTGCCCAGGCCCCGGCCACGCTGCGCCGGATCCTGCGCACCGCTTCGATCACGACCCCGCCGGCCGTGACCACCATCGACCCCGCCAACTATGACGTCGGCGGAGTGCTGACTCCGGTCGGCGGCGGTACGAACACATCCACGATTCAGCGCGTGTGGGTGTTCCCGACCGGAGTGTCATCGGCGCAGATCGCGGTGCAGTACGGGCAGTCCACGTACAGCAGCCTGACTGCGGCTGTGGCGGCCGTGGGCAAGGCGACGTTCGTGCGGGCGCCCATCACCTCGTTCGCGGCACTCGCGGGCTACATTGTGGTGGCACGCACAGCAACGAACCTCTCCGACCCTGCCCAGGCGGTGTTCATCCAGGCCGGTAAGTTCGCAACCCCGTAGGAGACGCCATGCCCGTGATCAACCAGGTGGTTCCGCCGCCGACGTTTCCGGCGGAGGAGGGGCCTTGCAACTGGCCCGTGGACGTCGTCTGTGATGACGTGTGGGCGACGTTCGCACCGGCCGTACAGACCGCCGCCATTTCGTGGGCGACGTACATCCTGTGGGGGCTCACGGGCCGCCAGTACGGGCCGTGCTCCCTCACGCTGCGGCCGTGCGGGCCCAAATGCCAGGGGCCGACCGGGTACATGACGTTCCCCGTCAGCTACGGTGCGACGTCCGGTGCGCCCTGGATGATTCCGTGGATCGACAACGGACTCTGGCGGAACTGTAGCTGCGCAGGGGGTTGTTCCTGCCGCGCGTCGTGTGAGATTGCACTACCTGGCCCGGTCTTTGTCGTCGACGAGGTGACCGTTGACGGAGTCGTGGTCCCCTCTTCCTCATACCGGCTCGACAACTACCGCGGTATCACGGTCCTGGTCCGTACGGACGGCCTCTGTTGGCCGGACTGCCAGGACATGGACGCCAACCTGGATGAGCCGGGATCATTCGGCATCACCTATCAGCGGGGCGTCGCGGTCCCGCGCGCGGGGCAGCTTGCGGCCGGCGAACTCGCCGTCGAGTTCGCGCGTGCGTGCGCGGGACAGGACTGCACGCTGCCGCAGCAGTTGACGTCACTGACCCGCAACGGGGTTGAGGTACAGGTGATGGACCCGTCCACTCTGCTGGAGAGCGGGCTCACGGGTATCGCCAACGTCGACCTGTGGATCCGCACGGTGAACCCGGCCAGAAAGGGTCAGCGTTCGCGCGTCTACAGCCCCGACATCGCAGGACCGAGGTTCGCACGATGACGGCCGCCATCGTCCTTGCGGACAGCCTCTTGTCCTGCCTGACAGCGCAGCTTGCCGCGGGCCCGAACCCGCCCGCGCAGGTGATGCTGCGCGCGGGCTCCGAGGTGACCCCGCTCCTATCGACGGTGTCAGACGAGTGCTGTGGCGGGCTCGGGTGGGTCCGTATCGACAGCATCTCCGGCGTCCGGCAGCTCGGGGAGCGGGACGGGCAGTTGTGCTTTTCCCAGGAGCGCACGCTGACGCTGGAGATCGGAGTGGCGCGCTGCGCCCCGGTGGCCCAGTCTGCCTCGACGGTCCCGACTGCGGAGCAGTGGGAGGCCGTTGCGTTCCAGCTCGACGCCGATCAGGGCGCCATGGAGGCGGCGGTCTGCTGCGCGTTCGGCAGCCTTGAGGGCACACCGGCCGAGGAGGTGGCGGTAGGGGACTACCGACCGTTCGGGGTCGACGGCAACTGCATCGGCGGCACGATGACCGTTACCCTCCGCATGTACGCATGCTGTCCTTAGGAGTGATCATGGCTGCAAAGAAGACCCCCGTGCGCGTGCGCGTGCGTACCTCGTTCAACGGCATGGTCGCCGGTGACGAAGCGGACGTCGAGCTGAACGCGCGCGTACAGGGGTGGCTGAACGCCGGGCTCATGGAGGTAGTCAGTGGCGAGAGTACGGCTGGACCGGGCAGCACTGAGCCGGACACTGACGAACGCGTCGAGGGCTGAACTGCGGGAGGCCTCACGGCAGGTGGTCAACCGGGCCCGTGTACTGGCCCCAGTGGACACCGGCCGCCTCCGCGCGTCCATCCGCGCGGAGCCTCCGCGGATCTTTTCCTTGCGCGGAAGCGTCACGGTCGGCTCGGACCTGGAATACGCCGGGTACGTCAACGACGGCACGCGCCCGCACGTAATCCGCCCCCGGCGCGCGCGGGCGCTTCGCTTCCGCGTGGGCGGGCGCGTCGTGTACGCGCGCCTGGTCAACCACCCGGGCACCCGCGCGAAGCCGTTCCTGGATCGGGCGCTGCGCGAGGTTGCGGCGGCCCGGGGCTACTCGTTCCGTCAGCGGTAGACTCGTGACCATGGGCGACGACAAGACGTACATCGTGCAGATCAAGGGCAAGGCTTATCGGTTCTCTCCGCTGGACCCGGAGGAGGTTGAGCGGATGAGCATCGTGAGCACCATGGGTGCCGGCCACCTGAAAACGATCAAGTCCATGTTCCGGGTGCTCGCGAAGGCGGCCGGGCCGGACCAGTGGGACGAGATTACGGACCGCTACGTGGAGGGTGAGATCGACCTCCAGGACGTGGCCGTCAAGCTCTTGAAGAAGCTGATGGACCGGGCCCGCAAGGACGCCGATACCGGCGATGTTGAGGTCTGACCTCTCCCCGTTCAGCCGCGAACCGGTTGCCGTGTACGTCGGCGGGTGCAGGGTCATGGTGCCGTGGCACCCGGC